TACAATCTCGTCGTCGTACTCTAATTCGTAAGACAACAATTCTGGGTTTATAACTAACGTTGATGTGCCTGATGATTGGGTAAAGCTAACTATCGCTGTCTTTTCTATCAATTGTCCATTACAGAAGAACGTAAAATTATCGACTGATGTAGCGGGTAAACCACTTGGAGCGACTAGCCATCCAGACGCAAAAGTAACTGTTGTTGGTGTTGATACAATACCTGACAATTCTTTGTTTGTGTTTATATAAGTTATCGCTTCTGTTGGCACGTTACTTATTATTTGATTTATTACTGTGTTATTTGAGTCAGCTGCTATCACGTTAGCAAGTTTCTTACTAGTAGATTTCTTAGTCGTAGCGAATTGTTCTATACCAGAATTGGTTATTTCCAAACCAAATACTATTTTTGATACCCCGTAGTATTTTGTAGCATTGGCCATCTTTTTATTTATGGTATCTGGTATTAGGTAACCGTTAAGAGTTACATTGAAATTTGTTTTAACAGCTCTGTCTTCTCCCTGTTCGTACTGTGTACTATCGGTAAACGTTTCTATAGAACTGTGGAAAAGAAATCTATTGGGATCTCCCCAATAAGCCCTAGAAGCAAAATTCAAAGCTTCTACAACCTTATCCATCTGTTCCATGTAATGGGTCCAAACTACGCACTCGTACTCTACTGTTACGTAATCTGGTGTGGCTACCGCAACGTACTCTTTCTCTGGAGATCTATTAGCTAGTAAGTTAAAGTTGCTATAGAAATTTCTTGTTGAGTATCTTTTTTCGAACAGTTGTAAGTTGTGAACTAAGTTACCGTCCAATTTAAAACCCAAATTCCTATTTTGTGTTATGGTGTTTCTTTTGAATACAAGTAGCGGCGCCATCAGTTTGCCCTCTTTATCCCTAAAGTAACCGTCCTTTTGAAAGTTCTTCCAATTTTCTGCTGATCCGTATATTATCGGTATCGCTATTCTATTATTGTTCTGTACTACAAAGAGTTTTAACACCTTTTCGAAGTAGTACATCACCGCCTCATCTATGTCCTTTATACCTATGGAAAAGTCTTTATCTTGCGGTGTATCAGAAGCTACTTGATACGATCTATTTATTTCGGGCATTCCAGACTTCTTAGGTTCTGAAAAGACTTTAGTCGGATCGCTATAGCCTTTCACGTAAGGCTCTGACAGCGACGTCATAAATTCTCTTCTATTCCTTGGTCTTGTGCCTTGATTCATTTTACAGTCTGTTTTGTTTTATTCCCAATATGTCAGGACTAGTTAAATGGGTTAAAACTAGTAAAGAGTAAGAATCGCCAAAGTTTTCTAACCCTTGTTCGTATGAGTAATCATTATCTTTACCAACTATGAATTGATTCTCATTAACCCCATCCACATGGTAAAAACTCTCATTATACATTATAGCGTCTCCAACTTCAGGTACTACGTTTGCTTGCTCTAAATGGTATTTCATAAATCTAAACGTAATAGGTCGATCAACGTCAACACCAAAGTTCTCTTTCTTAAACGCAAAATCACCGCGTTCAATCAAACAGTTTATTAGCACCGGACCAATGAAGTATTTATTCTGCGCTTCACCGTAAACGTTGGACTCTGTGTCTTGTAGTCTTACTTTATAGTATCCGCAATTCTGGGATATGACGTTTTCTAAGAGCTCTCTTGATATGCCCCTAAAAGTACTTATGTCCCTTCTTGTGCCAAACAGTGCCATGTTACAGTATAAATATTGGTATTGGTACTTGGTTCAATGTGTCGTTCAAAGACTGATTTTCCGCTTGCTTCCTTTCTAACTGTGACCTTCTACTCATGTCCTCTAAATCGCCTCTAAGCTTATCTCTTAACGCGGTCTTCATGTCTCTACCCATAGCTACAAGATCTCCTGCATTTAGTGTAACCTCCGCTCCTGGTATTGGAACAGTTGAGTATTTACCCCTGATCAGTCCTAATAATTCTGCGCAAAGAGCTAATGTATACTCAAATATCCACTGCTTTCCTGGATAGTTTATCTGATTGTATGTTATAGCTCCGTAAGGAACATTTGATGGATTGCTTACTAGGCCAGGATTAGTTCCATAATAGCTATTTCCCGCTATGTTAGATGTTTCGCTTCTCTTCGCGTATTGGAAGAACAAAAGCATATCGTCGTTTTCCGGTATTGGAAATATGCGTATCTTATTATTTATTAGTTCGAAGCTAAACGCTGAACGTCTAACCATATTTGACATCTCTATCTCTTGAATTCTTTGAATGTCCCAATAAACTGGGAACAATACGAAGTTTAGACCTGGGGAATAACTCGCCCAACCAAAGTTTTCTGTAGCTCCTTGGTAGTTTATAGAACCGCCTATGTATGGATCGTAGTATTGGTTAACAGCTGGATTTGATTCATAGAATATACGCTTTATCTGTATCCTATCGTTAGAAGCTAATCCTCCTGAAGTTATCGCCCACTGTTGTAGGTCGTAAACCTGTTGATTCTTTTTAAGAGTCAATGAACCAGTGTACCATTCTGTGTTACCCCCAACGCCAGCTGCCTCTCCGTAATCATCAGCTATAGCTATGATGTTATTCAAAGAAGGCGTAATTACTGTGTTATTCAATAGAGAAGACGTTGGAGATCCCTCTATGCTTATGTAATTGTCTTTTATCTTTATTTGATAAAGTTCTTCTGCGTAAACAGATATCGCTTCTTCAAAACATGCATATATGTTTAGATCGTCCAATTCTACGTCCATTACCCCATAACCCAACTTTCTTGCAACGAAGTTTGCGACCTTGGGTCCATCTGATTGGAACTGCGGATCACTATCGTAGAAACCGAAAGGCGTGTTTCCAGCTATCGGTATGGGCGTTCCATCGTATATTGCGGGATTTGGCATGTTATTTAATCTAAGTGTTCTTTATATATTTTTAGTATGTCTTCTACTATTGGGTCCCTGTGGTTCTTCTTAAGCGTTATCACTTCGAAACCGGGTACCTCTTTGAAATTTGTACACAGAAACTGAAATCCGCTCATCTTCCTGTCTTTTAAATCTATCTGAGACACATCCCCGCACACTATCATCTTCGTTCCTATGCATATCCTACCCAAAAGCAACTCCATCTGTCTGTGGGTTATGTTTTGGGCTTCGTCTCGTATATCGCTGCGGTGTAGGGAGCCAGCTTAGCATCTTTGTCTCCTGGAAGGTAACCTATCTCCTCACCAGATGTAACAGCTGGTCTCGTTAGTATGATCTTCTCTACTTCCCTTCTAAACAATAGGTCTAATGCGACCTGTGCTGCTACCAACGATTTTCCAGATCCAGCTTGACCCTTAACAACCGTTATCTTGTTGTTTAGTATCGCTGCTTTTGTCTCTTTTTGCTCCTCATTCAGTGTTACCTGAAACTTTATAGGATTCTTTGGCTTTCTTTTTTGCGAAACAGGTTGATTTTCCATCTTGTAACTGTGTTTTATATAAATATGCACAAGGTAGCAACGCTCTACACTATTTTGTTAAGCGCCAAAAGTCACCAGGAGCTCATGGGGTAAGCTGTTTTTTAGGCATATTGTTGTATAGGTAGGAGAAAATGAGCTTTGGGTGAGCTCAGGGTGTCACTTGGGAGCATAAAAAAGGCCGGCTTACGGGCCGACCTATTTTAGTATACGGTGTTAATATTAGATAACGTTTGTATCTGCTACTACAACTAAACCATAAAACTCGGGCCTGATCATTGTCATCGCGTAACGAGTCATGATACCTTTGCGAGGTGTAAAAGTATTAGGATCGTAAACGAGAGGAGTCATGATCAATGGAACGTACGGAGAGTATACAGCGCCACACTCAAGGAACTGGTTACCGCGATAACCCATAAGGATCACGTTCTCAGTCATGTAAGGGTTCTTGTAAACTTTGTAACGGCTGTTCAAAGCACCGATCTTCTGTACACCGAAAGCATACTTCATTGTGTCAGCAGCTCCATCAGTATCAGCAGCAAATCCAGGGATTGACTCGAGGATTGTAGCAACTGTAGGAGAAACTACCATGAAGTTAGCGCCGCCACGTAAAGTTCGTTGGTGGATGATGTTAGACACCTTCTGAAGTTTGATACCAAGTGTTTGGAACCAAGTCATTTGAGTGTAAAACACACCAGATACGTTGCTATCGTATTGCGTATAAGAAGCGTTGATTTGGCTACCAACCTTAGCAGACCAGTACTCAACGGTAGGAGCATTTTGGATTAGCATATCCATTACTTCGAGGTCGATCTCAAGAGAGATGTGCTCAGAAAGGATGCCAGTCAATTCAGCTTCAGCGTCAAGAGAGTGGTAAGCGTTAAGGTCTTGTGCAAATTCAGGAGTCCATTGTGCTTTCAACTTACGAGTCTTAGCAGAAACGGTCTGATTCTTCATCTGTACGTTGATCTCAGGGATAACGATAGATGTGTTAGAAGCAGCATTAGGAACTGAAGGTAAACCAGCTCTGTCTTCGAAGTCACCGCGAGAGTTGAAGTCTGTCTTCTTATTGTAGTTAACCACGTAAGTAGCTGTACCTGCGAAAGATGCAAGAGCTTTATTTACGAAGAAATTAACATATACACCAGCAGCGCTAGAAGAAAGAGCAGTGAACTGTTGTAAGTTATCAGCAGCGTTAACTGTAGAACCAGAAGTGATGATGAAAGCTCTAACCCCGTCTACGTTGATGTCAGCACCAAGAGAAGAAGTAGGAACAGTTACCTTAGTGATTGTCTTAGCTGCAACAGATGCAGAGAAATCAGCATTAAACTCCAATTCTGCAAAAGTAGCAGAAGCACTTGTAGCGGTAGAAGAGCTAACAGAAGCGCTAAACTGATTCAAAGAGTAACCGAACTTACCAGCGCCGTAAAGACCACCAGCAGCCAAGTTACCAAAGTTAGCAGAAGGAGTACCGTAGATTGAGTTACCAGCTCCAAAAGGATTCTTATCGTTTCCGTATTGGAAATCAAGGTAGAATACTAGGCCTGCAGGAAGGTTCATAGGTTGAACGCTAACGAATTCTTTCGCAGCGATCTGTCCCATGATCTTACGAACCAATGGAAGAGCTACGCCAGCCCATTGTTCGCCAGTTCCGTTACCGCTCCATGTGTTACCGCCTTGGTTTGTGTTAGTGGTTTCAACTACGAGCTGTTTTGCTTGGTTTTCTAACAACACTGCCATGTTGTTCTTTTCGTAATCCTGTAGACCTTCTAAAAGTCCGGATTTTTCCCATTTTTTTGAAAGGCGAGTAGCAACACCCGTTTGGCTTTCAAAGGCAGTTTGGGCTGATTCGCTTAGAAGCGAGCTTACTAAATTTGCCATTGTGATTATTGGTTTTTTGTTTTGTTTTTGATTTTTTATTTGATACCTGCGATCTTTTGCCACCTGTTAACGAAAGCGTCAGCTTCCACGATGTTAGTTTTAGGTGCTACTCCGATCGGTTTTGATGCGAAACCTACAGATTCTTTGATAACCTGTGATTTTTTAGCTTGGAAAGATTCGCTAAGCGTCTCGTAAGTGTTTTTAACTTCTTTGATGCTTACGTTTCTATCGAAAGCTTTAACTACTTTTACTTTTTCAGACTCGGTCAAAGATTTAGCTTTGAAGATCTTGTTCATGTAAAGAAGCTTAGCATTCAAGAGGTTGATTTCGTTGATGCTCTCTCTCAATTCAGCGATTGTTTCTTTTGCCATTTTGAGTTCTTCTTCCATGCCGTGATGTTTTTCTTCTGCAACTGGTGCAGAGTCTCCATCGATGTCTACTCCGACCTTTTCAGCAGCCTTAGCCAATTCAGCTTTTTCTCCCTTATCTGTTAATGCCGCCCAATATCCTTTAATCATTGGTATAGCTTTTGGTAAAGCAATAGCTCCCGCTACTACTGCACCAACAACGCCTAAACCTAATAAGAAAGTGTTCTCAGGTGATACATTACCAAAAAGGTCTAATGCAGCTTTTTTAGCTCCAGTCATTACGTCTTCTTCAACGTGATCTTTACCCTCTTCGTACTTTTCAGCTTCCATTTCAGCTAAGATTTCGTCCAAAGATAGAGGAGCTTCTTCTGATTCTTCACCAGCTTCGTCTCCCATTTCAGCAGCTTGAGGCATCAAAGCGGCTTTAAGATCTCCCAAAGTTAGTTGAACCACCTTTGTGTCGTCTGATACAGCTTCTTCTTCATCAGCAACTTCGTCATCGGAATCAGCTTCGTCTTCGTCGTCACCCTCTGCTTCGTTGATTGCTCCCTCTTCTTGACCATCAAGTTCGTCGAGCTCAGCAAGAATTTCTTCTAAAGTAGCGTCAGTAACTTCATCAATGCCTTCTTCTTTCATTGCACCTTCCTCTTCGTATCCCTCTTCGTAAGTACCTTCTTCAAGATCTTCTTCGAGTTCTTCAGAGAGTTTAAGGCGCATCATTTCTTGAATAGCGGGCTCAAGTGCTTCTTGCATGATTGATTTTGCGTTTGCAATTGCACCGGCACGTAATGCTTTAGCGTCAAGAATCGCTTCTTTGTAAATTTTGTTGTCCATAATTTTTTTTTGGTTTTTAATTGCTTATTGTAGATTGAAGCAATATGTGTTTTTTTGATCTAGTGCAATAGTGGGATTTGCACATTTATCAATAAATATGTATATTTTTGGTAGAATCGCTTAATTAACGCAACAAACTCCTGACATTTCGCAAATAAGATCGCGCATGAGCTGATTTGCTTTGCTGTATTTTGTGTCTTGTTGTTGGAAATTAACAGATTCGTTTATGCCTATACCTACAGATTGTTGCGGTCTCATGTAAGCTCCGTAGGTGCTGGGTTGAGATACGAAGTCCCAACAGATGATGTCTAGATCTTCTTCAACTCGAACTAGACCTTCGCCTATCTGAGTAGTGGAACCCAAAGCCCTTGAAGATATGCCTACTGTAATGTTGTTTAGGAAGAGCTCCTTTAGTATGTTGCCTGACGGCGTAGGTAGTATCTCAACCTTTCCGTAGAGATCCTTTCCCTTCCACCACAGTTCTAATATGTTGTGTGATACGTTCTTTAAGTTTATGATGGAAGACTCTGGGTGATCCAATTCTCCCAACGCTCTGTTCTCAGCTATTGGACCTGATACGTATTTCTCAACCTGAGGATATAGTACATCGTAAGGATAAATGCGCCGGTTTGCGTTTGGTTTATCACAAGCTTGCACAAGACCAATCACGACCATGTTTCTGGTCTTTGCGTCGATTGATTCCTTTAAAATGTTAGTCGGTTGGAATACCGAGTGGTCTATCAGTAGCTGTTTAGACATACTATTTTCCTTGAATTATTTGTGGATTAGAAAAACCGCTCTTTCTTAAATCATTAGCCATATTAGTAGCATCACCAGCGCTTTTTACAGGAATAATTTTTTCCCCTCTATTGGTTGAAATTGCTACGGCGGCTCCTCCCTCTTTTAATTTAGACTTTATCATTTCTTTGATCTTCTCTTTATTTTCTCCCTCTTCCATTTTGTTCAATCTTTCGATTATGGCAGCTATTTTTTCCTCTTTTGTCATGTCTTGCCACCAGCTTCTAGGAATCACATTGCCGCTTCCTCTAACAGATCCTAGATTTGGAAGCTTAGCAAACGCCGCGTCTCTAGCTGCTTTGTCTGGATCTACCTGTATTGGTTCATCGGTTGTTTGTATTGGCTCTTCTTCGTCCTTATCCATGAGCTTATTTATAACATTGAACTGATAGTCTTTTATATTACTATCTTCTAATTCAACTGTTAACGTACCGCCAATTACCTCTTTAACTATCCCTTGGCCGTCTGGGGTTTTTACTTCCATGCCGGGGTGGTATTCTCTAGAAACGTTCTCCTGAAGCCACTGTTTTAGATTCTCTATTACGGCAGTTTTATTTTCATCTAGACCGAGTTCTTTTCTAGCTGAACTCGTATCTCCCATTAATATGCTCTGTACAGCTTGTTTGAGCTCTTCTTTGTTTGAAGCAGCTTCTACGCTACCGTAAAATTCATTATCCCACTTTGATGCTAATTGTGATTTTGGGTTAGCGAAATTTTTTCTGTACCAACCTTTAACTTTCATCTTCATCAAATCAAAGTCTTCTGCTTCTTTATCTTGTGGGCTTAGTAATGGTCCACCAGGTCTTGGTTTCATATACTCATCGTCCTCTATGTTTTCTTTTATGACTTTTTCGGTTCCTATTACTCCTTTATCTGGCATTACTTTAACGCCCTTTGGCTTACCTTTTCTATTTTCTTTCTTAGACGCCTTCGTGTTAGCCTTATCAGCTTTGAAGCCCTTAGGCTTTCTCATCGCATTCTTCTTATCTACCAATTCTTTTTTTAGCTCTGTAGCTTCAAGCTCTTTGTCCTGTTTTTCAACCTTCTTTACGTTTGCTACTATCTGATCGTCGTACGCATTTGGATTCTTTTTAAGCTTCCTTGCCACTTTCTCTTTTACCTTATCGATTGTAGTATTGTCGTAAGTCTTTTCTTTCTTTAGCTCAGCTTCCATGCCCTTTTTAACAGCATAGGGAGACATTCTATCGAGTATTTGTTCTGCGTCAAGCTTGTGTGCTTCGTTTACAGGCTCTGATTTGTTTAATTGTCCACTTTCTACTTTTTGTTCTGCTTTTCTCACCAAACTTGCTATTCTTTCTACAGAATCTTCAATAGGTATATCAAACATTCCGACTCCTAAGTCTATTTCTCTACCACCCTCATCAGGAAGCGCTTGCATTACACGTTTCTTACTTTTATATAGTCCAAAAAGTTTCTTTGTTATCTCGGTAGTGTAGTATTTAAAACTTACGTCTATGGTAGAGAATTCATCAAATCCCTTATAATCTCTTTTTTTCAATTCATAATCTGATGGACCTACAAACATTGTTAATGTATTTCCATTTGGAAAAGTTTTCCATGCAAATAACGTTTTATAACCTCCATATGGATCTATTTCTGTTTCAAATCCCATAGATTCTAACTTTGCTACTAGAGGTTGAACTAGATCTTTTAGTGTAGCTTCATCTATAGTTGTAACTGGGGGAGCGTCAAAGAAAGCTCCACTAACTTCTTTAGTTATGTTTTCGGACACAAGTCTTTTGCTCTTCAATATGTTTACAGCGTCAGTAAAAGAAGTCACAGGGCTAATGAACTGTGGAAACTGTCTGCGGGCTTCCCTAACGAAATATTCACGGGTTGTCTTACCCTCTTGTAGCTGTTGATAAAGTTTGGTTATGTTTGTCATACTAATAAATATGTTAAGTTAGCGTCCTTGCCCTTGATAAGTCCTTTCTTTTCTGTCGTGTTTGTTGTGAGACTTCTGAGCTTTTCCTTTCTTTCTTTTGCCGAAACTTATTTTACGGCTCTCTCCTGCTGATTTTGCTTTTGCCATTTTTACTTTATGCTTTTGTATTTTTTGTATATCTCGCTGATGGATATTTGAAGCTTTTCCATCAATTTGTTTGTGTGACTCTTGTACTCCTGTAGACCAAGCTCTTCCTTCATTGTCTTAACGTAATCTATCACCTTCTCAGCTTCGTACAGCTTCTTTCTAACCAGCTTCATCGCTTCGTGCATCTGCTGCTCTTTGCTTCTGGTAACTGTTTCTTTTTTGAATCTGTGATAGTTCTCGTTTATTTGACTTTGGCTACTTATAATAAAATCAGCTATTTCTACAGCATTTTTTAATCCACCTAACTGACTATATTTTATAGGTCCTTTATATCCAAGTTCTTTTCTAAGATAATTAGCAAAATCTACATGGAATTCAAGACGTGGAAGCTGTTTACCTATCTTTTTTTCTATAGCCACTAATAATTTTAATCGTTTGATGCGATTTTCATATGCACTCATTACAGAATAGTCGTTCTTTTGATGGGCAACTGATAGGAGGTTTTCTACTCTTTCTAGCTCTTGAGCGTTGGAATCAGAGTGATTTTCGTTTTTAGTGCTTTTCTCGTAAGTGTCTGTGAACCAATCGTAATCGTCTTCATCGTCGTCTTGTTCGTACGGTTCGTAAATATCATCGTCGTTGTATGTTTGCTCGGCTTCATCTATATCTAGTCTTGGCTTCTCTTCGAAGTCTTTTATTCCTGCTGGTATGGTTATGTCCGACTGGTGATATATAGACTTTGTGTTGTTTTTGAACTGAAGCGTAAAGTACTTTCCGTCTTCTGTAACGTCTACTATTTCGCCTATTTTATTGTGATTTACGTTACCCTTCATCGTCACCTTAGCTTTGTCTCCAACTTCAAAACCCTCGTTTACTCCCCATAAATCGCTGTATTGGAATCCTCCTGTGTCTTTAGTGTGACCCGGTCTAAAGCCCTTAAGCTTCTTGTATCCTGATAGTTCGTCCTCGGTAAAAGGGTTTCTTTTCTTTTTGCTTGCGTGTAAGGAAGCATTGTAAGCTCCGTCTGCGCCTGTTACATTTTGCTCGTCAAACGATGATTGCTCTTCCCTAAGTTTTAAAGTAGCAAAAGAGTTATTGAATGGCTTCATGTTTTACTTCTGTTTTAGTATGTCTATGAGCTCTATGTATTGTAACAGATTTGATATAGCGTCGTCTTTTATTGACTCGTTTTGCTTTATTGGATTAAGAAGCTTTATCGTTTCGTTTAGCCTTATTACTGTTACTTTGTCTTCTATGCCCTTTTTGATCTCAACCAATTCTGTTTTGATTTGTTTTATCAATCCGTTCAAATAGTTCTTAAGACTTTCAGTTTCTGATATGTTGTTTATGTATTCTTTCAACACCTCTTTCTGTCTTTCTGAGAAGTTGTTGTACTTTGAATTGAACTTTTCTACCATTAACTTGTACGCCAACAGTCTGATTTCTTTGTCCTCTTTCATGAGATCTTGAACCATAGTAGCGCTGATGGGTTTATTTTTTAACTCCTCGTCCGTTATGTGTTCCAAGAGGTTTATCTTATTCAGCAATACCTGCTTTGTGTCAACTGTTTGACTGTATTGCGACTCAAACACAGTGTATATAGATGCGTAAGTCTTATAGTTGTCTATCTTAGCTTTAAAGAAGTCGTCTATGTTATAGTTGTTCTTTATCTCTTTTATGAGGTTGTATTTTTCTCTGTTCAACTTTTCGTTGTCAAGCTTCTTTCTCTGTTCTAACACAGTGCTTATGAACATCTCTGCTTTTGACTCAGATAGTTTCTCTGTTGTGTTGAACATGTTATAAAGTTGGTACTCTTTGCCCAACTCGGTGTTGACAAAATACTTCTTGAGTATCTTAACGGCTTTGGTGTCTTTGTTTTGTACCAAATCGGCGGTAGTTTGTCTAACTAGTAGTTCAAAGAGTATCGCCGGGTTTCTGTATTTGCTGTGTTTAACTGCCATATTGCGTTAATAGTCTATCTATAAATATAACAAATAATTACTCGGGATCTTGTAATATGTTACTTTCGTCTAAAAGATCTGTGGATTCAAATAGCTTCACTTTTCTTTGAGACTTATTAGCTATCTTATCAAGCATTTGTTTATTTTTTAACAACTCTGCCATAGTGCTTTCTAACGCTAATGGTCCTCCTCTGTATTCTGGCTTGAGTTTGTCTTCTCCTGTTTCCGCATTTGATTTTAGATCGTACACTCCCATTCCGTCTCTTCCAAAAGGACTCGCATCTGTTCCACGCTTAGATTTGTACTTCTGTGGTCTACCTGGTGATTCGTATTTTTCTTCTGGTTTATTCTCATCATATCCTGTTGGTACGTCTAGAGACATGTCGCCCTTTCCACCGTATAGGCTAGCCAATTGGTGTGGAGTACCGAAAGCTTGACCTGTTTCTGCTGGATCGTTGCCCTCTTCCGCAATTTGTTTGTATCTAAATGCTCTCTTTTGATCTTCAAGTATCATGTCTTCGAGCTCTAAGTATTGATCTTCAGAGAAGTGGAATACCTTATCGTATATGTAATCTCTAGGTAACAACTGTCCGTCCATAGCTTGTTTTGCTAAGTCTATCTTCTCTTTGAATAGCGCTACTCTTTCTTGATCGTATATTATCGATGGATTTGTTAGTGATATGGTGAAGTTAGCTGCTGACTCGTTTGTGTATCCGTGAGCATATAGGTGAATCAAGCCTATCTTCGTTAATTCAGACACGATGATACGTTGTATGCGCTCAACCGTTCTAGCAAAGCGTATATCTTCCGCGGCTAATGTTGCTTTACCCGTTAAGTCCTTTTCGTATCCCATGAACGCTTTTGGTATCTTCAACGCTGCAAATAACTTTTCTCTAAAGTATGCCACATCTTCGATACCGTTGTAATCAAGACCTTTTGCTGTGTCTATCCTTGTGGTCTGATCGCTACCCCTAACAGGAATAACGAAGTCCTCAAGCATATTCTGTACGTTGTATTTTAGGTTGTAATTACCAGTTTGTGGGTCCATCAAAGGAGTCTTCTTCATCTTATTCATCATCCTTTGAATGTAGTTTTCCACTTCAGTTGGAGGTATAGCGCCAACGTTAACGTAAAACACTCTACGCTCTGGTGCTCTAACAATCCTGTGAATCAACATAGCGTCTTCTATGAGTGTATACTGTTTAAATAGTTTTCTTGCAGGCTCTAGGTAAGATCTACCGTAAGGCAAATAGTTAACGTCTCCTGTCAATCTGAAGTGCGCCATCTCGTAGTTATCGAACCATATACCGGCGTCTTGGTTATTGAACGCTGATGAGTAACCAGTGGTAGATGCGATAGCTGCGTTTGGATCGTATTTGAATCTTACTTCTGAAGGATTTTCTGGATTGTATCCCTCTTGTCTAACTATGTTGTAAGCCGAAAACGGGATTACGTTGTAAACTCCGTACTTCTCTGCCATTTCAAGCTTTAAATAAAAATCACCGTACTTACACATGTTTCTTATCCATCCCCAAAGGCTAAATTCGATGTTTAGAATTGAATAATAAAGATTGTAAAGAAGCTTCTGTATGTTTTCGTCAGAAGAACGTATCTGTAGCACTTCTCCCTGTTCGTTCTTAAGCGTACACTCATCGGCTATGATGTCCAAGGCTGAGGCAACAATAGCGTCAGTGTCCATAGCATCGTAGTCAGCGTATATCTGTACACGAGCTGATTGGTAGTTTTGAGCTAAGTTCATGTTCACGCCGTAAGCTGTAGACGTTGTGTAAACTTTATGGAATCTGTCTACTAAGCTATTAGTCTGTACAACTCCAGAGTTTTGTATTCTATCGGTGTCTATGACCTTTAGCATTGCTCCGCCTTCGTTTCTTATTATCACATCCGTGGAAAATAAGCGTCTAAGCGTACTAAATAGGTTCTCTTGCGGTTTCTTTTGTTCTTCCATTTTTTATTCTTTTATAATAACCAAGAAAGGTCGTGGTTTTGTGTTTGTCCGTCTGGTGTGGATATTGGCATACTCCATGGATTGCTGTATCCACTGTAATCGCTTGACGGTAAATATTGCGTATGATTAGTCTTATTTATGTTGTTTATTGACACTGAGGTTAGGCTATCCATTGTTTTTTTGAACCTTAACGACGTCTCTCTTAGGTACATTCCCATTGCAAACGACATTACAAGATCATCGTTGTACCCCTGCATAGCTTGCTGTTTACCGTTCTTCCAAACGAAAACTCTAAGCTCTTCCAGAAGTCGTATAGATCTTATTGTCACTATCTTGTTTTCGATAAAGTCTCTCATCTTCTCTATAGCTAAAGGACGTGTCTTTTGACTCATGGTGAATCCTGGCACTAATCCTGAACCTCTATCGAATCTGTCTATGTATTTCTCAAAAGAGTTATCCGCATCAATTCTGTGACTGTAGTGTATGTTTGGATAACCACTATCTATCACTGTTTGTACAACGTCCCAACCTATGTTAGCGTTTTCAACGACCAATAGTGCTTGATTGTATTCATTAGCGATTGCCAATAAAACGTTAGCGTATTCTCTCGTATCTATTTGAGACTTGTATTCTGCTACTTGAGATAGTGTCTCTGTGTCTATAACGTGAAACGCAGAGTAGTCTGAACTGTCTCCTCGAGCGACGTCAGCTATTATTGCATAATATCTCATTGGATCGGGATACTCCCATATCCACAGAGCCTTGTCCATGCCTCGTCTTTCCAAAGGTTCGCTAATCATGTTCATTTCATACCAGGTTAATATCTCTGGTTCGATGACTCCCGCGCCTGACGTAGCAAAATCGCAATCACACTCTTGCGCAGCGTTTCTTACACCAAGTTCTTTTGTTTGTTGTTCTCTCCACTCTTCATTCCTTTCTGGGTGTACGGTCCAAGGCAACGATATTGGCAAAAATCTATTCTCTCTCTTTTGCGCTTTTGTGTAAGTCTTGTGAAACCAGTTACCAACACCGTTTGGAGTAGATAGTGCTATGCATCTACCACCGGTAGCTAACGTCTGTTGCGCAGCTGTAAATATGTCCTCGATCCTATCAATGAAAGCGGCTTCGTCTATGACTAGCAGTGATACAGCTTCCGAACGAGTTGCGTCTCCTGCTGCAGATACAGCCTTTATCTGTGAACCGTTAACCAACCTAAGACTCAATCTATTGTCTTCAGAGTGTCCTATCTTCAACCAAGCTGGTAAGTTTTGGTAAGCAAAGCGAACCTTAGTTACCATGTTCTTAGCTGTCATTTGCGTTGTTGCTACAACTAGTACGTTCTTATCTTTGTTAAACAGCATCAACCATAGAGAGTAAGCTGATACCAGTGTAGATATGCCAAGCTGTCTTGATTTGTTTATTATTGCGTACTCGTTGGATTGGAACAGCTTTAGCACCTTCTCTTGAAAGTCGTAAAGATCGAACAGTTGCCTTCCTCTAGTTGGGTGTTGGATCATGTAGTACTTTCGCATGAAATACACAGGATCTTGAGCACACTTTATGAATTCCTCTTTTATCCTATCTCTTATGTACTGTTTGTTATCTGGCATGTTACTTAGCTATAAGCAAATACGATAGGAAACCTATGATTGTTCCAGCTCCTATTTGATTTAATACAAGCTTTGTTTTTAGCTTTCTATAGTCTTTTTTTAGATTGTCGTAAGACTCTTTATATAAGTTCGTTTTTTCTTTCTCTACGTCTATTTGTGATTTGCAAGTTTCCATCTTCTGTGTGTAAATAGTTATAATGCTGTCTTTTGCGTTAATCTTTTGTTCCAATAGCTTTATCTGTTCATTGCATAGGTTCAATTGGGCTTTAACGCTTTCGTAATCTATTAAATCTTTAATTACTGATTTTGCTACATGTGTTGGTAGTTTAACAGTATCCTGAGAAAACGCTATTACAGGGCATAAAAATGCAATTAATATGAGCTTTTTCATAGTATTAATATTTGTATCTTACTTTAAAAAATGAATCTATTTGCGTGTTGGTAAAAGTGTCTACGCGCTCTTGTTGCTTTATATAATATTCCTTTATAACTGTTGTTTTTTCTTTTATGTTGTGTATTTTGTAGTCTAATGTCTCTATTACGCCTTGTTGATCTCTTATCAAACTATCATAAGAAAGCTGTTGTTGTTCAAGCTTTTTTGACTGCTCTTCTAGATCTTTTATCTTCTTTTTTAGGTCTGAATCTTGTTTTGGTATCAATGTAAATAACAGTATTACACACGTTATAGCAGATAACGCAGCTATCATATAAACAACTTTTTTTGTTGTTTGATGACAAGCGATTTTTTGTATTGAAGATAATAGACTACTCATGAGTTTTATTAATAAATATGCGTACTAATTACTTAGCCATTCTGGTATCGAATTTGATCTATTGTAGTTCAATCCTTTTGTAAGCACTTTATCGTATAAATAAAAGTCTCTATACGCTTTAACAGTATCTTTATTTTTATAATCTTCAGGCATACATTGAGGAGGGGGAACAAAGCCTATATTTGGCAGTTGAGGTCTGTTTTCTACTAACCAATCCAATACACCTTCTGTTTTGTGTTGCTTACCGTACCGTTTTGTGTACTCTTTAAATATGCCTTTTGCGTGCTCAATTAACCAATCGTAGTGACTTTTAGATGAGCGAGTCCATATTGTTGAAGGGTGATTTACGTGGGCTTTCTTGTATGGGGCTGTCGATCCATTCATCCAGTGTGCAGTAGACAACATTTGTGCAGACTCTATACCCATTTTGAGTACGTGTTGGTCGCAAAGGTCTTCAGCAGCTTTTAATGGATCTTCGTGTAAATAGAATATGTTCATAACTTTTTTTATAAATGTAACAAATATTTGATTCTATTGTTACTTTATCTTTATTGTGCTTTCAATTCTTGTACCTCTATTCTTATTTCAGAACCTGAGAATCTAAATACTAATTTGGTTGAATAGCTCTTTTTTCCTAGTTTGGTTACGTAAGACAGTAAGAAGCCAGCCTGTTTGGGAGAATCTACAAGCGTCATTTTTGTGCTACTCGAGTCAATATCTACTTCTGCTTTAGCATCGAAATAATCGGCGTGGCCCATTAAAGATTTAGAGCTACCTATTACTTTATAAAAGCTTGGACTTAACCCAGCTTCTGCAATTGCAAATGCGGTTAACGCAACAAATGGATTTGATACTTCTTGTATTTTTTTATATGCAGGAGATATTTTAGCATTCTTGTCTGTCCACCTATCAATTATCAAACTCGCTAATTCGTATGTAGCAGTTTTCATTGATAGTACTTTTATGAAATCTTCGTTCTCTTTTTCTATTTCTTTAGAAAACTTACTGCTATCTTCTGCACTTACTTCTATTTTGTATTTTTTTATATCGCTTATAAATTTATCTCTACTATTTGTAAAAGACTTTTTAACCTTTGCAGTAGAGTCTGAACCTGTTAGTTTAGATTTTATAGTTTTTATAGCTGATTCTAGATCATCAAAAATAGTTTTATTAGCCTTATAAAAAGCGTCTTCTGACTTATATTCAGGTTTTATCCCGTCTGTTTTTATTTTTGGTTTTCCAACTGCTTGAAGTATTGAATTTACTGAGCCGTGTAGCTTTTTATCTTTTGTGATAGAATTTATGTAGCTTTGAGAACGTTTGCCTCCTCTTTTTGGTCCATAGAAATAATCTTCGAATCTAGCTATTTTTGCTGAGATCTTTGCCAAATCTTTATTGTCAGATGTACCGTATTTATCATTAGGATCTACGTTTGCATCAAAAGAGTTACTAAATACTGTATTAGCGAACGTTGTCGCTTTACCCGCTTGAGCTTTTTCTTCTTTTAATGATACAGCAAACTTCTTTATGTATAGAAGCGGCTGCGGATATTGCATTTGTTAGTGTATCTATTTCTTGTCCGGTTAAAAATACATACTTAACATATAGATCAAGATTCTCTGGCATTGATTTTCCGGAGCCATAATATTGTTTATTTTTATTATATACTTGAGATATTTTATTAGTTACTTTTGTTACATCTTCTTCTTTTATTTCACTTGCTGCTTGTTTTGTAGTAACTAACGCGTGTAGATCTTCTATTTCAGTCACCAATGAAGGTATTTTAAAAACGTCGTAAAATAGACAAACTAATCCCTCTTTTAAAGAAGTTTCGTTACCGGTTGATGGTCTACTAGCGCCTTTTACTGCTTCATTAAATAGTTGTCTTTTTAGTATTTCAGCCAATATCGAAGCTTCTTTCAATTCTTCTCCTCCCTCTGCTGGCGGTGTTTCTGGTGTTACTGTTTCTCCGCCTGTTTCGCCTTCCGCTGCTCCAGTGTCTTGCTCGGCGCCCTCTGGTCCTTTTGTTTTTAGCGGTGACCCAAAGCGTAAAAGTCTTGCGATTGCTTGCATACAAAGTTGCTTTTCTCCAAGCGTCATTAAGTAGTAGTTCTTACCTGATATTGTTGCTTGGTACGCCTTGTTTAGGTACGTCAAAAAGAAGTACTGGCCGTTGTGTAGCAATACTTTGAATGTGGTTGGTTTTGGTGCCACTATGAATATCGCATTGAGGTACTCTTTGAAAGAATCTGTCATCAGTTCAGTCAAGAGTTCGTTTAGGCTTGCGTACTTCTTTAGTATGAAGCCCATTGGATCTTGTTCAAAGGGAGTTAGTTCCTTTTTTTCTTCTTGTTCAGGTTGCTCTTTGTCAGCTTCGAGCAAAATCTGTTTTATTATTAGCGCGTCCAAGTTCATATCTTATAAATATGCTTTTATTGTAGCTCGTGAAAGCCTTGGTTTGCTTGTTCTATGTAGTTCTCTGCGTTTGTTATGTGGTCCTGTATCCAACCTGGAATATCTCTTTCCATTCCTCCAAGCTTGTCCATTAGTTGAGAAGCGTTGCTAACTATCTCCTTTAGACTGCTCATTGCCATTGCCACTTCGTGATCGCTTGACATAGATGTTTCTGATATTATTTTACCATCTATTCTAATTACATAGCCTTTTGGGTATTTAGGATTTTTAATAAAATCGTATGTTATTTTCTTTCCTGGATTCTTTTGTTTAAGTCTAGCTAATACCATTCTTAATTCATCCATGTTTACGGTTTCTTTTTTTAGGGACTTTCCCTTTTTCATAGATCTTAGCTTTTCGAAGTCGGCCTTAGTTATCTTTCCTTTTGGTTCTGCTACGTCTATTTTTTCTTGATCTCCAGGTAAGTCAATGTTTTCTTCAAAATGGCTAGACTGTCTTCCTCCTTGAGGTTTTATTAAATCGGCCGCGTATTCTTTAGCTTGTTCAACTGATTTAAAACCAACTCTACCAACCATTTGTCCAGTTTTCAAGTCTTTTACTCCGTAAAAACCCGGTTTGCTATCATCGTGAATAAACAAATATTCGCCACGGTATCTGGATTGCATTTCTTTTGGCCACTCTGTTTGTTCTTCTAACAATTTAGTCCTAAAGCTTTGTATGTCTATATTTTTCATTTTATTTCTTTTTGCTTTTTCTCGCTTTTTTCCATAGTCCTTTGTCGGCTTTCCTCGCACCGCCTTTTCCAGTAACGAAGCTGTTAACTCTGCCCATAGCCCATTGGTGTTGGCTCGCTCCCGGTCTGTGTCCCCTTTTCCAGGCAGCCAAACCTTTTTCGTATACTTGCTTAAGTACAGTCTTTGATATTCCAGTAGCTTTTGCTTTGTTTGCCAACGCTTTTTCTACGTTAGCTGAAAACGCTTCGTTTAGTATTTGTAGTAGGCTTATCATTTGCTTTTACCGAATCTTTTTTCGTAAGCTGTGGTAGCTTTCGATTTTTTTGTTTTGTATTTTTTCTTCTTGTCTTTGTCTGCGTAATCAGCTTCCCATTTACAGTAAGCTGAAGGATCTTTATCGCTCAACTTAGACGTCCTCTCTATCTCACGCTTCATTGCGGCTTTATCCTTTGTTAGGTACGCCTTCTTGACTTTTATGCCCGACTTTGTCCTTTCTGCCTCAAATAGTATGGCTAATAAGCTAATCATTTTTTAGATAGTTTTCTGAATAATAAATACAAGCCAAGAAACAAAAGCGCAACGGAATAGAAAAGTAAATCCGTAATCCAATAAGAACCTGTCCAGTCCATCACTAGTTTGAATAGCGCGTCGAAGCCAAGCGGGTTGAAAAACATCGCTAGCATCAGACACGTTGTAGCTACGTTGCTTAAGAATTTGGATCTCCAAGTCATTTAGTTTCTTTTGAATTTTACTATCAGCTTCCATAAATGGATTTTGGTGAACAATATCTTAACTAGCTTACAGCTTTGTTATCTTTATCCTTAGCTTTCCTGTGCCTTTTATGGTTCGGTGCCAAGCGTGTTTAGGTATAAATATGGGTTTATCTAGAGAAATCGGTAATTCGTTGTCAAATTGTACGAGCCAATCTGTGGGTTCTACAGCTTCTATTATTCTGTGTTCGTTGTCCCTGTGCCACATGAGCTCTATAGGGTCTATGTTCTCGTCGAACTCTCTTATAACGCAACTATTGTCTTCTATTGTATCTGTGTATGGTCTTTCCATAGCTTAGTATTACCAAAAGCCTGTGAAGTTTGATTTGAGTCCCAATAGGCTTGCATACCGTGGAAGTCTGCAACTCCAGTATTTTGGTGTGGTCTTGTCTTTTGCTTGGGAACACTTGTGTCTTGCTGCGAACGACTTCCTCGCCTCTGGATTGTTTATCTTTGCGCTTAAGCCAGTGGTGTCTCCAAAAGTCAGCTTCTTTATTCCTCCACCAGGCTTTCTAACGTAAACGTAGAACTTTTTGGGTCCTCCGCGCTTGGGTTTGTTTAGCTCTGGTTGCTTTTTCTTTGACTTGCTTTTGACTTCCATCAAGAATTCTAGAGTCATAGGAAAGTCTAACGGCACTCTTACGCCTTCGTACATTCCCCATTTTCCTAGATCTGTATTGTTGAAGTACCACTCATCTTGTTCTGATAATTGCAGCTTATTGTTTTCGTATAAAACTCTAGCTTCTTCAAACAGTTCAAGAAACTTGGACGATTGCGGTCTGTATATTGATTCGTTAAGATCTATCTTATTGTCTAAGTGGTAGATCATGCCTTCGGATAGCAACAGTCTATTCGCTGTTTCATTCAAAGATATTGATCTTGAACAACACTCTTCTCTTACTAATTTTGCTAACATTGGGTTTCCTCCTGATTTTATTTTTTCGAAAGCGTCTTTAAAAGCATCTATAGTTGATTTTAAAGTATTGTATATCGTAGCTATTCCTATTCCTATTTTTTCAAGCCAACTTTTTAACGAAGAGAATCCGCCTGTTACGAATCCACTTAGCGTTTCTATAGCTGCGTCTGATAGGTAGCTTTGCAAATATTTTAAAACCTCTTGTTTTATGCTATCTTTTGATAGATCTACGCTCTTAAATTTGTCGTAAAAAAATTTTGCTACTACGCTAAAACCTATTGATGCTATTAACTTTCCTATAGGATTGCTAATATTCTTTATTTTTTGTAAAATATCGTTTAGTAGTTCGCCTTTTTGTATTTTTTGTAAAACCGCGTCTATTGTTTTTTTTATTTCGCTCTTTTCAAATGTTCTTATCAAAGAGTTAGCGAAATTGGTAGATAGTCCGTCTTTTATAACGGTGTAGAGAGTAGATGCAAAATCCTTAAAGTCTTTAAACCCCTTTAAAAAACTATCTGTTACATTTCCAGCAAAAGATTTCAACGTATCTATAAAACCTTCGTATAACAGCTGTTGTTCTACTATTAACGGAAGTTTATCTTGCGGTATCGATATTGATTCGTTTAACGGAACTTCTATACCTAAAACATATTTTATATGATGTCTAGATAAATTATGCATGTTCTCGTTTACTTAAACTTTGCATTTATAGAATTTATCACAGCGGATCTGTTAGATACAGTCATTTGTGGTAAAAGTTCTATTATTTTATTTAAAACGTCAGAAATTTCTTGTTGATTCTTAATGCCTTTTATTAGATCCATCAAAGGAGCGTTCGATTCCATTCTTTTTGCTATAGTTTTACCAGTGCTAGTTTTTAGCTTTGTTTGAGCTGGTTGGGTTGGCGCGATTGGTTGTTCGTTTACCTCATTTTCTTTCAATATATCAAACAGTTTTATGTGTTTCATCGTTTATTATTCTTTTAATATTAAAATTTTTCATTAGCTATTTGATACAATAAAGATTGTTGAGCTTTTAGATAACCAGTGCTACTTCCAGATTCTTCATCGTATCCTTTATATACGCTACCTTCTTTTCTAGCTGTCTCTACGAACTTACAAAGTGATTCGAAGTAGGACACAAAGCCGTTGTCTTCTTTTATAGCTCCTACCATTTGGTACCCTTTAATTATACCGTAACGGCCCT